CCGCCAAGGAAACGCACTGAGCGAATCCATGCGCGGATGTTGTGACGGTTAACGTGTGTCGGCACCAGATCGCTGTTAAACAGGCGACGGGCGCGGGTTAAAAAGTGCGTGTTCATTTCAGCTCCTCCTCATAACGATTCTGCGCAAAAAGCCGCGCAATGGCTTGACTGTAGGTAATGTCATCTTTGACCGGCAACACTTGTTTGACAGGCTTGTAATGCCCTGTCTTTTCGTCAAGTTTGTACAGGCCGAATGGGGCGGGTTTGTTCATTTGATGTCCTTCGCAGTGATAACGCCAGTCTTTCCATAAAGCTCTTTGCTAACCCAATCAGCGATCATCCGCCGCCGATAGATCGCAATCTGTTCTCCCATTGCATAGGGTGCGGAAAGCATGAGCATCATCAGCGCATCAGCATGGTCTGACACGATTTCGATAAGATCGTCCCTATCAAATGCGCCAGTAAACCGCCTGATCGACTCTTGCACCTGCGCCTCAGTCGGTGGCGTGCCGTAGAACTGATCTAGCTCACGGTCTGTTGCACTCTCTTCAGGGTTCATGACGCCTCCACAAAGTTGCCATTGTCATCAAGTTTGTAGGCGGTATCGGCTTTAATTCCGCCTTCGCCAACGTAGCCAACAGACACACGGTAACGCCTTTCAGATTCAACCCAGCGCGTAAGAACAATACAGCCGAGTTTTCCAACGCTTGCTGTGGAATTAATGCCTGCGGACATTGCAATAGATAAGTTCCCCGATGCGGCTAGCTTGCTATAGTCCCCCGATGCGGCTAGCTGGCTATAGTACCCCGATGCGGCTAGCTGGCTATAGTCCCCCGATGCGGCTAGCTTGCTATAGTCCCCCGATGCGGCTAGCTTGCTATAGTCCCCCGATGCGGCTAGCTGGCTATAGTACCCCGATGCGGCTAGCTTGCTATAGTCCCCCGATGCACTGGTTTCTTTCGCGGTGCATGTGGCCTTAATGAATTCAATCATCTTTGAAATCATTTCAGGCAACTTCAATTCAGCCTCAATCGACAGCTTTGCAGAGGCTATTTTTGAATCATCTGCATGGCGAGAAATCTCGCCGGATGCCTTGACGATAGCAAATCTGTTCAGCGAGCCATCATCAGAGATGATCGGGTAGTAATTCAGCACATCCATAGGATTTTCACAAGAGTGAAAGCCTGATTTGCACGCCTTGACTTTTCCGTCATGCGTGTAAGTTTCTCCGAGCTTGAATTGATAGCCACGGCACGCAAGGTTCTTGTCAAAGCCCTTGAATGCGGTAATCATCGTATCTGTCATTGCTTGCCTTTCGTTGTTGATGTGGTGTATATTAATACACACCTTGAAAAAAGTAACTAGGTGTTTCTACCTATATACAAAAATAAATTTAGACCGACAATTTACGCATGACCAAACAAAACCCAGAGCAACAAGAGGCTGCAAACGCACAAGTCGTCTACGACAAAGCGCAGATGCTAGCCTTTTATTTCAGTGAGCCGCAAGACGTAGCCGCAGCAACTGCCGCGATACTTCAAGCGGCTTTTATCATGGCAACCGCTGACCTTAGCGCAGAGCGTAGGGCTGGCATGTTTATGGAGAACAAATGAACTGGAGCGATGGCACCCCGCGCAGCACTGGCAACGCATTCACTACGCCAGAGCCTACGAAGCTACGCAACACAAGCGTAACAAAGACCATGCGCGTAAACCGCTGGATTGCGCCTGACACGAATAAGCAAGCATCCGCCGATAAGACGGCAAAACTGAAAGGCAAGCCATGACAAACGTAATACGTCTGCCGCCAAGCTCTACGATGTCTCCGGTGCAGGCCCTTGAATCAGCATTGATTGATGCTGAACAGGGTTTCATCGAAGACGTAATGATTATTGGCTACGACCATCGCGGAGATTTGTTTGTAAGATCGTCAAAATTAACATGTGCAGAGGCACATTTTCTTGCTAACAAAGCGATGCGGTGGGCGGAAAGTGGTGGTGAGTTATGACTACAAAAATAACCCAACTACAGCGCCTGGAAAAGCTCCTGCTAAAAGGCTGCACATCAATGGACATTATTCGCGTATGCCGTACGACTACGCCGACGCGCCGATTGAGCGATTGCCGCGACAAAGGCTGGACGATCACGAAGGTGAAAGTACCTGGCAAGAACTATCACATGTTTTTTGGGAAGGCTCAGAAATGAACTATGACGATTTTGTAAAGAACAAGCGCCGCGCTGAAGTGGCTACCGGACATATTCCGGGAGAACTGAACGAGAATCTATTCGATTTTCAGCACGCGATTGTCTCTTGGGCTGTGCGCCGTGGCCGCGCTGCGATATTCGCCGATACCGGCCTAGGCAAGACCCTGATGCAGCTTGCATGGGCTGACGAGGTTCAATCTCACACTGGCGGCATCGTTGTTGTTCTCGCACCATTGGCAGTCTCTGAGCAGACCATCGAGCAGGGGGTTACGTTTGGCATTGATGTTAAGCGCATTCCACACGGTGAGGCTCCTGCAGGGCCAGGTGTTTGGATAACGAACTACGAGCGCATGGACGCTATCGACTTCACGGAGCTATCCGGCATTGTGTTGGATGAATCATCCATCCTCAAGGCGCACGATGGAAAGACCCGTCAAAAGATCATCACTCAGGCTCAATCCGTACCGTACCGGCTGAGTTGCACGGCTACGCCAAGCCCGAACGACTTTGAGGAGTTGGGTAATCAGTGCGAGTTCCTTGGTGTTATGACACGTACCGAAATGCTGGCAACGTACTTTGTCAACGATGCTGGCGATACGGGTACATGGGTTCTCAAAGGATGGGGACAATCCCGCTTTTGGGAATGGATGGGAACATGGGCCGTTGTTCTGCGTAGCCCTGCAGATATTGGGTTTGATGGCTCACGCTATGACCTGCCCAAACTGCACTACCATGAGCACGTTGTTGAGACTGATGCGCTCGGGGATGAATTGTTTTCACGTCCTGCCCAGACGATGCTGGAAAGGCGTAAGGCACAGCGCGAAAGCATTGAAGGACGATGCAAAGCCCTTGCCGATATTGTGAACAGCGAACCCAATGAGCCGTGGCTGATCTGGTGCCACTTGAACGACGAGGCTGAAATGCTCAAGAGCATGATTCATGAATCCGTCAACGTTCAAGGGTCAGACAGCCCTGAAAGCAAAACCAAGAATCTGCTAGGTTTCGCGCATGGTGATGTTCGGGTATTGATCAGCAAGCCAAAGATAGCCGGTTACGGGATGAACTGGCAGCACTGCGCACGCATGGCGTTTGTTGGCCTTGATGACTCATTCGAGAAGTTCTATCAGGCCGTTCGTCGGTGCTACCGTTTCGGGCAAAAGCGCGAGGTACAGGTACACATTTTCACGGCTGAGAATGAAGGCCAGATTTTGCAAAACATCAAGCGTAAAGAGATCAACCATCACGACATGAGCGCAAACATGATCGAACATATGAAAGACATTATGAACAAAGAGCTAGCCGGTCAAGAGAACATTGTTGACGCCTACCAAGAGGCAACGCACGAGGGAGATAACTTCACCGTTCACATGGGAGACTGTGTGAAGTGGACCCGCCGTATGCCAGATAACAGCATTGATTATTCTGTATTTTCCCCGCCGTTCGCTGATCTGTTCGTGTACTCAAATAGCGATCACGACATGGGCAACTGCAAAGACGATGCCGAGTTTGTCGCGCAGCTTAAGTTTCTGATCAGTGAGTTATTCCGCATTGTCAAGCCCGGACGCAATGTTTCATTCCATTGCATGAATCTGCCAACTACCAAGATGCGCCAAGGCTTTATTGGCCTGCGAGACTTCAGGGGAGATCTGATTCGTGCTTTTCAGGAAGCCGGATTTATATATCATTCTGAGGTTTGCATCTGGAAAGACCCCGTAGTAGCAATGCAGCGCACTAAGGCATTGGGCCTGTTGCACAAGACCATCCGGGAAAACTCCACAATGTCACGCATGGGCCTGCCTGACTACGTGGTTACCATGCGCAAGCCAGGAGAGATTGAGGAGCGTGTGACGCACGGCGATGACCTGCCCGTCCTGATGTGGCAGAAATATGCCAGCCCGATCTGGGATGATATTAATCAAAGCCGCACCCTGAACAAGATGCCAGCTCGGGATGATAAGGACCAAAAGCATATGTGTCCGCTGCAGCTTGATGTGATCGAGCGTTGCATTCACTTGTGGACGAATCCAGGTGATACGATCTTTAGCCCGTTCACTGGAATCGGTTCGGAAGGCTATTGCGCTGTCAAGATGGGCCGTAAATTCGTCGGTACTGAGTTGAAGCCGCAATACTACGAACTGGCCTGCCAGAACATTGGCGACGCTCAAAAGGAGCAGGGCGGGTTGTTTGCAGAGCTTGTAGCATGAGTCCATTTAACTGGCGCGGCCCGTCACAGCTTCTAGCCGAGTTCACTAAAGATGCTCCTGAAGTTGTCGTAAAGAACTACCCGCAGAAAAGCTACTACTGGCGACGCAAGGCCGGATTAACCGGCACACGTCAGAACCCTGACCGACACTGGCGCAAGCGTGAAGTGCAGCCGCTGTAATCGAGCTATGGACAAGGCTACGGGATGGCTGGGAAGTCGTCCTTATGGCCCTGTCTGCTGGTTACGCATGTTTCCAAAGGAGCGCAAGACCAGAGAAAAGGTAGTGCGCAATGATCAACGCGAATTATTCGAGGTAGAAGATGACATTCGACCTATTTTGGGCGACATGGCCCAATAATCAGCAGGGAGGCTACTCCCGCAAGGGCGCTAAATCTGAGTGCCTGAAGCGATGGAATAAGCACCACCACGACACGCAGGCTGACACCATCCTAAAGCACGTAGCCTGGTTAAAGACGACGCCAGACTGGTTAAAGGATAACGGGCTTTATATCCCCGCGCCACTGGTTTACCTGAATCAACAGCGATGGGACGGGGCTGACGTGCCAGACGTTCGGCCAAAACAGATTGATGAAACTATAGCCATGCTAAACCGGCGTGATTTACAAGCTGCAAAGCCTTCAGCAGAGATATTGTTAAAAATGCAACAGCTCAGGGGGTTGCGCAATCAGTAAAAACCCTATATAGTTTCCTTGTTGTCGTAGAAAACAACGTATGGTGAAAAGCCGTTACACATGCCTCCGCCCTTGGTTTTCAAGGGTTTCTACCGGGGGCAGTTGTAACGGCTTTTTTCATTTCTACCGTCAGGGCGCGTTAGCTAATGGGCCAAGTTGGGGCCGCACCCATATACCGATGGCGTTTCACTAGTAACCCCGACGCCGTGGCGTTTCGTAGCGACCACCAAAACAGGCAGATAGCATACTGATGGTAGTTTGGCCCACTTAACGGGTGCCTGATAGTTTGAATACGACGTTTTGCGAGCAGTAGGACCAAAATACTGGTTTGGCTGAGAGAAGCTAAAGACTGATGCCTATGGGTGTCAGGAGCTACTCGGGGTTACTCTATGGCCAAAAATTATTAAGTGTCAAATTAACTGATGAATATAGGGTTTCTACCGATGACAAACCAATCCACAATGCCGATAATCAAGCCATGAAACAAACGAGGTGTTGAAATGAAATACGGATACAGGACAGGTTCAATTCTTGGTGAGAACGTCAATGCTCACAATGCAACTAAAGATTTCAACAAATGGAAAAGCCGCAGGATGGTTATGTGCTGGGCTTGCCAAAAAGAAAAGTATCAGAATGAAGGAGTCTTTTCATTCATGATCAAAAAAACAACCGGAAAACTGACGAGCGGTACAGCTCCTAAAAAGTTCGTTTGTTTTGCATGTAAGCCGCAGCCATGAGAACGCACCTAAACTACGAAGAACTAGAAGCGCATCGCATTCTTGACCTGCAAAAGGCTGGTGGCGATGTTCCTGAAACCGCCATTGTCTGGGCGCTGTGGGTATTGGGGGATTTATGAACGAAAAGAAACTAAGTGGTGACCGCAATCAATGCTGCGGCTGTAAAGAGTATTTCAACAGCTCATTCGCATTTGACAAGCATCGCACTGGCGACCATGAAAAGCATGAGCGGCGCTGTCTAACGGCTGTGGAGATGACCGCAAAAGGCATGTTTGCCGGTAGTGATGGATTTTGGCGCGGGTCTGCGATGCCCAAAGAATTACTCAAGGACTTTGCATGAAAGTCTGCCCACATGACATTGACAGAAACCAGCCATGCAGCCTCTGCGCTACATCAGCGCGTACTAGCTCACCTCGTAACGATAGCGAAGGTGGACAAGGCGTTTGCATGGCACTCAGCAAAGAATTACTCGGTGCTGGACCCGTACCAGCTAGCGACGATGCCGGACGATCTGAAGCGCGTGATGCTATCGAATCAGGCATATGGCTTACCCAAGTAACGCACAACGGCAATACCCACTATCTGGCCGTACTCGCAAGTGACGGACGAGCGATAGAGCTGCTACACGCCGGGTTCGAGCTAAGGGAGATGGACAGCCTGGAAGATGCGCTGATGGCGGCTGAATCGCAAGGAGGTTCGATTCAATGACTATCCACCTCACCCTGCCGTGGCCACCTACCGTCAACACGTATTACAGAAACGTCGGCGGCATGATGAAAATCAGCGAAAAGGGACGGGCCTACCGTAAAGCTGTCGCCGATCAGGTAATGATACAGCGCGGCGCTAAGGGCCTAACAGACCGCTTAAACGTGACTATCGTGGCCCATGTGCCAGACAAGCGTAAAAGGGACTTGGATAACCTGTTTAAGGCCATTCTCGATAGCCTGACGCACGCCGGGGTATGGGCCGATGATTCTCAGATTGATGAACTGAGCATATCCCGCGCTCCTATCGGTGGAATGGTCAATGTAAAGATTAAGGCGATACTGGAATGACTGACCGCCTATCCCTAACATGTTGGGAGCCTGTGCAAGGCTATAAACAGCTCCTAACCGCATGGGGGCTTCTTAAATCCATGTTGATAGCAGGCCACAGGATGGTTATCGAGATTCGGCCAATCGGAAAAAGCCGTGAGCAGGAAGAAAAGTACCATGCCATGATCGGAGAGGTGGCAAAGCAGGCGCAGCACTTAGGCGCTTCGTGGCAGGCCGAGGACTGGAAGCGACTGTTAATTGACAAATTCGCTCGGGAAACAGGCCGAACTCATGGGAAAGTTATCCCAAATCTGGACAAAACAGGGGTTGTTGAGGTCGGCATTCAATCCCGCAAGTTCTCCACGTCAGACGGAAGCGAGTTTATCGAGTGGCTGCACGCTTGGGGTGCAGAGAATGGGATAACCTACAGTGACTAAAGCCGAGCAAATCCACAAAGGCAAGTTAGCTGAGGCTGGCTGCATGATTTGCCGCACCTTCGGGATAACTGATAGCCCCGTGGAGCTTCATCACCTGCGCTCGGGAGGATGGGGGAAAGGCGACTACACCACACTAATCCCGCTATGCCCTGAACACCATCGCGGAAAGACCGGCATTCACGGCATGGGCACGAAAGCATTTGAGCGGCACTACGGCGTCACTCAGATCGAACTATTGAGTAAAGCAAAGGAGTTGATATGCCACGCGCAGTCGGTCAATTGATTATTGAAGCTTGCAGGGAAAAGGACGGGCAGACTGGTTTAAGTCTAACTCGCTAGGAGCTAACTTCTACGGCACTCGGAAATATTCAATCTGCCACAAAGCCGTGATCTATGGAATGATGGATTACGACGAGGATACGAATATGTACCGGGTTCGCCAATCATGGGAGAGAATCCTTGCAGAGCGTGAAGCGGCTAAAAAGCCTGTAATTAAGGAAAAGGTTATACAAAAGCAGGCGAAACAAGTAAAATCAGATTGCCTATCAAAAAGCCAGATAGCTGCACTCGCATTCACTACCGTGCAACACGCAATGAAAAACCGGCATCCGCTGGAATTAGTTTGGGGATAACATGAAATACATCGTACTAGTTCTCGCATTCGCAGCATTCCAGGCAATGGCAACACAAAAGCCTGATCACTGCAAACCAGAGCCAAAAGCGCCAGTAAGCAAGCCCGAGCCTAAAGCAGAGCCGCGAGCGTCAAGATCACCAAACGACCATGACCGGCCATGCGAACGGACAATCCAGCCGGTTTGGTGCAAGGTGCTGAAATAAACATTGTGGGCCGCTCACCCTCCACTTGCACTCACCCAGCAGGTAAAAAGCCCTTACCGACGCGCATCATGTAGCCCTCATTCATTAGCATGATGCATCAGCGTGAACCGTAGAGCGGTTAAATGGCAATACGGCAAGTTCGGGAACGGGTAATATATGCAATAATTGTGCCATCACGGATAACCCGAGGTAAGCATGGCAAATAAAATAGGCAAAGATACAGACGTGCCAAACAAAGGTCGCGGAAGGCCAAAGGGGGCGCTTAATCGCGTCACCAAGGGGGCTAAAGAAGCTATTGAGTATGCAGCATCAGGTCTAGGCGGAGGCGATGCCCTGCTGACGTGGGCAAAGTCCGATAAACTCAATGAGCGCATATTCTGGGGCACGATTTACCCCAAGCTGCTACCGCTTCAGGTAACGGGCGACCCTGACAACCCACTGCAGACCGTCAACAAAGTGGTGTTTGAAGTTGTCAACGCTAAGGGTTAAGTTGTCAACGCTAAGGGTTAAGTTGTCAACGCTAAGGGTTAAGTTGTCAACGCTAAGGGTTAAAGTCCCGGAAAAGCTAGTACCGCTCCTTAATCCCAAGCGATACAAAGGGGCTTATGGTGGGCGCGGCGGTGCAAAGTCTCACTTTTTCGCAGAGCAGATCATCTGCCAAGCCCTATCCGGTAAGCGCATAGTCTGTTTGCGTGAGGTGCAGAACAGCATCAAAGAGTCGGTAAAACAGCTGCTGACCGACAAAATCATCAAGTTTGGCATTGAAGACCAATTCGACATAATCGAACAGGAAATCAGGGGGCCGCACGGTAGCCAGATCATTTTCAGGGGCTTGCAGTCATTCAACGCTGCCAACATCAAGTCGCTAGAGGGCTTTGATATAGCTTGGGTAGAGGAAGCCCAGACACTCAGCCAGCACTCGCTAGACCTGCTACGGCCTACCATTCGTAAGCCAGGCTCTGAGCTGTGGTTTAGCTGGAACCCACGTTACAAGACTGATGCTGTGGATAAGTTCTTTCGTGGTCAACCGCGGGAGGACACTATCTCAGTGATGGTCAATTGGTACGATAACCCGTGGTTCAAAGAGACCCCGCTTTATCAGGACATGCTGACCGACTTCGAGAACGATGAGGACAAGGCAGAGCACGTCTGGAATGGCGCTTATGGCTCAAGTCAGGGCGCTATCCTAGCCAAGTGGATAGGCAAAGCAGAGCGTGAGGGCAGGGTTCACAATGGCGTGGAGTTCGATTCTGGTGGGTCAACAATCGAGGTCAGCTCTGATCTTGGTTTTAGGGATACGGCATCGTTTTGGTACTGGCAGCGCAAGATTGGCGGGTTCTCCCTGCTGAAATACGAGGGCGACACGGGGCTAGATGCGTCTGACTGGATACCGCGCATCAGGGACACTGTGAACGGACTAGGCTGCAAGAAAGCCCCAAAGATATGGCTACCGCACGACGCCAAGGCCAAGACGTTTCAAAGCAAATACACCACTATCGAGCAGTTCGCACGCGACTTTGGGCCGGGTAATGTGGCTATCGTTGCCCAATCCAAGAAGATGGACCAGATCAACGCAGCCCGAACGGTGACGCCTAGATGTGAGTTTCATCGCGACTTATGCGAGGCTGGATTGGACGGGTTGATAGCGTGGGAGTTCTCCTACAGCGAAGAAAATGGGGTCTTTTCGCGTGAGCCATTGCACAATTGGGCGAGTCATCCAAGCGACGCTTTTGCATACGGATGCCAGATAATGCAGGAAAATAAAGCAAAAGAGCCTGAAAAACCTGATATATTCCCCATAACCGGCCAAAATGGAAGAATTGTCACAGCTACCCTGGACGAGCTTTGGGATATGGCCCCCCGTAAGACCGAAAGGTATTAATGCTCGCTCCTATCGTTTCCGATCAAGTCGTTTTAACCAGTGCAGCCGATAACGCGGCTGATGCTGTGTTTAACTCGCTTCGATGTGAGAACGACGCAGCCCCACGAGTTCGGGCAACTCTGGTATCAGGCGCTTATGTGTGTAATGGCCTGAATTATGACGCTACGGGCCGACTGTTCTATGTTGACGCAACAGCAGGACTACCGGCCAATACCACGTATTGCTCAGGGCTACCGATTACCCCAGCGGGCGCTCTGTGCATTTCCACCAACGCACCAGCTACGTGGTCCAACGGCGTGCCGTTCGTGACCAATGGCGCGGTATCCGCAACGGTGACAGCATGAGCGAAATTATCAAGATTGACGCGGCAGGCGATTGGCTCGATAAGCTCAAAGTCTCCAAGAAGGAAGATGAGAAGTTTGTCAAGCGTGGAAAGAAGATCGTCCGCAGGTATCGGGATGAGCGCACCGGATGGGCTGATTCGACCAAGCGGTATAACATTCTGTGGTCAAATATCCAGACCATGCTACCGGCTTTGTACGGAAAGACGCCACGGGCGCAGGTAGAGCGGCGATTCAAGGACCAAGACCCCGTTGGACGTACCGCCTCAATCATTATTGAGCGTGCGCTACAGTTCGAGATTGACCACTACGGCGACTTTGACGCATCAATCAAGGCGGCGGTACTGGATAGACTGTTGCCAGGACGCGGTACAACATGGATACGATTCGAGACTATCGAGGTTGAAGAACCAGAAGGCGATTTAGAACAAAAAGACACGCAATTAGAGCGAACATGCTCGGATTATGTGTATTGGGAAGACTTTAGATGCTCACCGGCTCGGGTTTGGGATGAAGTCACATGGGTGGCGCGTCGCGTTTATCTGTCCCGCAAAGAGGGGACGGAGCGATTCGGCGAAGAGTTTGCTGATGTTCCACTGACGCATGAGCCAATCGGACTTGACGAGGACAAAAGCAAATCTCAGGACGATGCCAACAAAAAAGCGCAAGTCTGGGAGATATGGGATAAATCCAGCGAAACCGTGATCTGGGTGGCTGAGGGCCATTCCAAGACACTTGATGAAAAAGAAGACCCCTACGGACTGGACGGGTTCTGGCCGTGTCCGAAGCCACTCTATGCTACGCAGTCAACCGATACGCTTGTTCCCGTCCCTGATTACGCACTGTACCAAGACCAAGCCGATGAACTTGACAAGCTGACAAACCGCATTCATTTGCTGGTTGAGGCTGTCAAAGTAGTGGGTGTTTATGACTCATCGCAGCCTGGCATTCAGCGTATGTTGAATGAGGGCGTGAACAATACACTCATTCCTGTTGACAATTGGGCGGCTTTTGGTGAAAAAGGCGGGTTAAAGGGCACGGTTGATTTCATGCCCCTGGATTCCGTGCTCATGGCGTTGCAGCAATGCTACGTTGCACGCGATCAGGCAAAGCAGGTCATTTACGAGGTTACCGGCCTGTCCGACATTATTCGTGGGGCTAGTGTCGCAAGTGAAACAGCCACTGCCCAACAGATCAAGAGCCAATACGCATCACTTCGCCTGAAGTCGCTACAGATCGACGTTGCACGGTACGCAAGTGCTATCTTGCAGATCAAGGCGCAACTGATGTGCGACCTGTACTCACCCCAGACGCTGGTGGATATGTCGGGCATCATGGGCACGCAGGACGCTAAACACGTACCAGCGGCTATCCAGTTGATCAAGTCAGAGCCTGCCCGTTCATTCAGGATTGAGGTAGCGTCTGATTCCCTCGTTGAAATGGATGAGCAGACAGAGAAAGCCTCAAGGATGGAGTTTTTGCAGGCGACCGGCGCATTCATGGAAAAAGCCTTGCCAGTTGCACAAGCTATTCCAGACATTACACCGCTGATAGCTGAAATGCTGCTATTCGGGGTTAGGGCCTTCAAGGGTGGTCGACCAATGGAAGCGGCTTTTGATGATGCCATGGCTAAATTGGCAGCACCTAAGCCACCAGCCCCGCCGCCGCCCGATCCTGAAATGATAAAGATTCAGGCGCAGCAACAATCTGATCAGATGAAGCTGCAAGCTGACCAACAGGCAGCACAGCAGGCGCAAGAGATTCAGGCGCAGATGGACCAACAACGCATGGCCCATGAGGAAATGATGGAAGCCTCACGCCAAGAGCATGAAAAAGTGCTGAAGCAAATGGAGCTTGAAGCCACGACAGAACGGGCGATAAAAGTTGCCAGAATCTCGGCTAAATCGACTATGGATGTGGCGCACCTGTCAACGGGTACGGCTAAATCCGACGAGATTGAGGAAGATTTTGACGACTATGGCGAGCAGAAACAAACGCCGGTTGATCGACTCGCAGAGATGCAAGCCCAGACAATGGCACGGATTGAGCAGCTAATGCAGCACATTGCGAAGCCAAAGATGATCATCAAAGGGCCTGATGGCCGACCGATTGGAGTGCAATGACCCCATTTCAACGCGGCACAGGTGATTGGGAAGGCGTCGTCATGGTAGAGCGGCCTGACGTGTCCAAACTATCCTACGGCCAAGAGCCAATGTGCAGGGTGATGAGCGCACGAACCATGCAACTGAACGGTAAGAGGGCAATATTCTGCGTCCTGCCGTACAGCATGTTCAAGGATTATTTCAAAGCAGGGGATGGAGATCACATCTTCTGCGAATCAGAGTTCAAAGACGGCCTTCTGGAAGTCTATGGGCGGGCAAGGACCAACTTGAAAGAGTGGGTCTTGTATTCAATGACGGCAGATCAGTCCGCCGCAATCAACTAGCTTAAAAGGAAGTTATCATGCTTATTTACAACATCAATCGCAGCAATGCGCTACCTGTTGCCTCTCAGGACTTCTTGTCCATCAGCGGCAATGCAACACGTTCTTACGGCGTGCTTGAAATCGACGCAGAGGGTGCAGGAACCGCTTCGGCTTACACCGAAATGGGCATCTACCGCGTGTCTGCTGTGGGCACTACTGGTGGTGGCGCGATCACTCCAGTCCCTGTTAACGTGGCTCAACCCGCTTTCGGTGGCGTGGTCAACACCACATGGTCGGTGCAGCCTACCGTGTCTGGCCTGATTCAGATCATCCCGATCAACAGCAATGGTCAGCGCTATTTCTGGCGTGCGATGCCGAATCTGTCTAACGCTATCTGGTCACCCGGCGGCGGCACTTCGGCGGCTGCTGCTCAGATGGCTGTGCGCCCGATCACGATCAGCGGAAATACCTCTGTTCGGATCCAGGTGTGCGAGATATAGAAAAAACGAATCAGAAGCCTCCACAGGAATGGAGTGAGGCTTTTGATCGTCAAGACGACGAGGGCAAGCGTGGGCCTGAAAAGCCTGCGCATGTTCTCAACGCTCGGCAAATGGAATTTATCGCTCACGTAAAACGGGCGCAAAAGCGGGAAAACAATGTCGTTCGGTGAAACGTTCAATATCGGCGGGATAGTGGCATCGGTGTCCAATCCGACGGTTACGAACGTCACCAGCGCATCGGGAAATGAAGGTACAAGCCTTGTCCACACGGTCACCCTATCGGCGGCGACAACGGCCAGCACCAATTACGCCTACAGCCTTGGCGGCGGTACATCCACCAGCGTCAGTGACTACACCGTCCCGCCGACCTTCAGCGCAGGCGTCACGCTGTCGGGTGGCACGCTTACTGTGCCTTCCGGGGTTTCCAGCTTCACCGTGTCGGTTGCCGCGCTTTCGGATGGCTCTAGTGAGAGCAGCGAAACGTATAACCTGACCATAGGCGGCATTACTGGTGTCGGGACCATAAGCGATGCTGGGGCGACGGACGCAAACATCACGCCGAGCGTAACTACATCACGAACTGGCGTCAGCAACACTGGAGTAGCGCCCTTTGGCGTCACATTCAACTCGACAGCCACAAACGCAGCTACCTACACATCAAAGCCATTTGCAGAACTGTTCCACGATTGGAACTTTGGTGATCCTAGCTCTGGAGTACACGGCTACGGCACCCGTGCGGGAAGCGCAAGCAGGAACACGGCAAGCGGCGCGATTGCATCCCATGTGTTCGAGACTCCCGGAAGCTACACGGTCACATATACAGCTTGGAATCCCGGCACGCTGACCTATAACACGACAACGGTTTCCATCACTGTGCAAGACCCGGATACGGTTTTTGCATCGGATACGGTTTATGTGAGCACTGGCACGATCAGCGCAGGCTCTGGTGGCATTCCTGGCGGGGCTAATGTTCAGTCAAGCGCAACGTGGGCCAACATCATTACACTGGCTGGAACGTACAAACGTATTCTTTTGAAGGCTGGTGATACGTTCACCACGACAGGCACTTGCACATTGTTGACCGGACCCGGCATCATCGGCAAGTTTGGCGCAGGAGCCAACCCAAAGATCAATATCAACACCAACGCAAAGGCATTCGCAAACGCCTACGACTGGCGGTTTGTAGACGTTGAGTTTTATTCAACCCTGACGGGTGCGCCTGCAACGATTCAAGGCGTCAATATTCTTGCAGGCATTGGGGCGCAAACAGACTATGCCACTTTCGTGAGGGCTGATGCTTACGGGGTCCATAATGCGCTGGTACTCAATACAGGCAATAGCACAGGTGCTGTGGGTGTTGGCGTCTATCAGTCAAACTGGTATGACATGAGCAGCGGGGCGGGTAACACGGTTGTTTATGCTGATAACCTAGATTACTTTGCGGTAGTCGGTAGCCGCATGTTTAACTCGGACAGTTCTCACACCTTGCGTATGCAGGGAGCAACAAATAGTGTTGTCAGTCATTCGGAGATTGATGGCGGCGCAGCGGCAAGCACACTGGATGCCTTCACCATCCGGGAGAGATACGGTTATCCAGCTCTGTGGACCGAGAAAATTGTCGTATCAGACTGCTACATTAAGGGCGCTGATAACGGCACTTGGGCGTTCTCAATCTTGCCACAAAACACTGGCTTGTATGGACAGTTAAGGGATATTGTTGCTGAGAGAAACTATATCAAGAACGGTCTGAATGACACTGCCACAACAGTGAATTTGCAGATTACGCAAGACGTTACTCTAAGAAATAACATCGTCCTGACCCGTAGTGAATTGGGTGTTGTTTGGGAGTGGAATAGCAGTGCGGGGTCGCCAGCTTGCACAAGCGGATATTTCTACAACAACACAGTAGTTCAGACGGCCACCCCGATTCACTCAACATTCTCTCCAATCTGGCTGACTTCAAACACGTCAGGCAACCTATCGGGGATAGTGCTTAGAAACAATCTTGCTTATGGTGGCGGTTCAGGGTCGGTGGGTGGCACATCAACGTATGTTTATGCAAACGGCAATGTTTCCGGCGCAAATTACACACTGAGCAATAGCTCCACATTCGCACAGATCACTGGCACTCGCCCTTGGGCTGCAAATCCTGCTGTGTCCTATGCAGACTACACGCCAAACGGGTATGCCGTGGATGCGGGCACAACGGTTCCTGTGTACGACGACTTCTTTGCAGTTCAGATAACAGGCACCCGTGAAATGGGAGCAATACAAGCATGACGGTCTATACATTAGGGTTAAACACGGGCGACACGGGCGGCTGTGAAGATGTGAGTCTGATTCAGACGGCACCGAACTCAAACTTCGGATCGGACGTTTATTTTCAAGTCGGCGTCCCCACACCAAGCACAGCCATAACACGTGGTGTCATAAAGTTCACCGGGATGCCCACTGGCTCTGGTGGGTCTGTTACGGGTGCATCGCTTCGCCTGACGTGTGCGGATAGCACATCTGCTGTTGGCGTATCTGTGCGTGGTTTGCTGACAGCATTCGTTGAAGCTGAGGCTACTTGGAATAATCGTAACGCTACTCCTACGGCGTGGAATGTTGCTGGCGTTCTGACTGGTACTGACGTATCCGGCACAGTTTCTGGCACGGGAACTATCCCCGCGTCTGGCGGTGGCAATTTCACTATCAGCGGCGCTGGAATGGATGCGCTTGTGCTATCCATGATTGAGGGCACTAACAACGGCATGTTGGTGTATTGCACGGACGAGACAACAGCCAATTACGACAACTTGATGAGGTCTAGCCAAGGTACTGATGGCGCACGTCCACAGCTTACTTTTGACTATACGCCGGGTAGCGGCGGCTCCCCCACAAGCTACTACCTGTCCGACACGGTGGAGATGTAAAATCAACCTGCGATAGCCCAAAAGGAATCGCCCCAAACAAACAAACTGAAGGGGCAACCTTTATGGCTCACGTACATTCTCAAAGACTTGAAAGATGGCTCGGAACTGAGCGCATCGAGAAACTATCCCGCGATTTCCGCGATTGGTATGGCCCTCCCGTTAACCTGACAGACGTTCCCGGATCGGTATGGGTGACGAAGGGTGGCGAGTTTGTTGGCAATTTTGACCGTGGTTTCTTCGCTAGTGCCTCTGATGCTTTTGCGGAGCATCTTAAGCGCATCTGGAGAGAATCGGGCCGCGTTCAATACGGCATGGCCAACGCAGGATTTACCAGCATCAGCGACGCCCTGTCTCGTGCCTCTGGTGGCTTTAGTCAGCGGTTTAACGGCAACATTGCAAAGTCGGGATCGACTGGCGTGGTGGGTGTTGCTTCTAGCCTTTGGCGCGTAGGCACACAGCCTGCGGCGGGTGCGGCCGGTTCTGCGGCTCCCGGTGGCCGTAGCCCGACAAGTACGACAACGGGCGCGATGGCGTGGACAAATCCAGCGGCGGGAACTATGCGACTGACTGGTGCGGACTTTTCATCGAGCATCATCAACAACAGCCTGTTGATCTATGACCGTTTCTTTGACGTAGCGAAGACGATGAATAGCACGGCAACGGAGGCTGTTACTGGTACTCCGACACGGTGGCAGTCAACGACAACCACGAGTGAAGACTATATCGGCGGAAACTTCTGCTTTGTTGAAGTGTTCACCGCACTTCCTGCGACTGCCCATAACTGGACAACCTGTACTTATACCGACCAAGCGGCTGCGGCATCGACCTTCCCGAGTATGACAGGCAACAGTTCCGCGATCATTGACCGTCTAGACCATCCTGTTAACTCGTGGTTCATGCCTCTGGAATCGGGGGACTCGGGTGTGCAGAAGCTCACACAAATACAATGCTCTGCGGCTGTGGCCTCTGGTGCGATTAACTTTGTTCTTGGGCACCCTATCGGAGTGATGAGCTTTCCAGTGATTAACAGCCTGCTCCCATTCGACTGGTTGACCAATCGCAATCAAGCCCCATACATTCCGGCTAGTGCGTGTATTGCCTTGATGGAAATGCCAAAACCGGCAACAAGTGCGACGACCTATAGCGGCATGATTTACGGCACGTCCACAGCGAGCTAATCATGGATCAGCGGCGGCTGTTAGGGCTATCGGGCCGGTTATACAGCAGCCCTATATCGGACTTCTGGCAAGTCAGCACGACTGACCAAGACCCGAGCGTCCCCAATTTACCGCTTGAAACGGCAGAATCAGGTGCGCCCGTTGATCAGCCTCAAGGCTCAGATTGGGATTGGGACGAGCAGCTACCGACTGACCTGTTCATTCTTGGCTACCAGAATAGCGATGCTACGCCTGTACTTTCTCAGGTTTTTAGCGATGGCTGGAATTGGGAAGAATCACTAGACGACGAGTGGCCGACTGACCAACAGCTACAGCCTGTTGTAATCGTACCTGATCAGCCACAAGATACCGTCTGGGATTGGGATGAGGTACTCTCCCCAGAAATCATCAGCGGCGGGTATCAGCAGGCCGACAACGCTCCTGCGATCGACCCTATCCAGCATACGGACGGGGGTTGGGATTGGTCCGAGCCAATAGCCGACGAATGGGCCGCTGATCAGGTTATCAGCGTTACGGCTGCTGTCAGCCCGATTCAATACTCAAATCACGAGTGGGATTGGGACGAGGTTCTATCGCCTGAAATAGTCGTAAATGGCTACCAACAAGCGGATAACACCCCCGCACCTAGCCCTGATCAAGTATTCGACACGGGATGGGAATTTGAAGCTGTATCGGACGAGGATGGGTGGAGCAATCACTTCACCAACTATGACCCGATAGCTACGCAGCTTGTCGGTGACGCTTGGGATTGGGATGATCAGGTATCCGACGATTGGCTGGTCGACCAAGTAACAGTCGCCAACGCTGAGGTAATCACAGACCCCGTACAGCACACGACTGCTGAATGGGACTGGGATGAGGTACTTTATCCTGATCTGATCGTTTCAGGCTACCAACAGTCCGACAACGCAATCACCCCGAACACTGAGCAGCAAGCGCAGACGGATTGGGCTTTTGACGCTGATTTTGGCGGTGAAGACGGGTGGAATAACCACTTCACGAACTACGAACTACCAGGCTTTGTACGTGAGGACGCCTATCAGTGGGACGAGTTCGCAGAGGATGAATGGTGGGTTAATCAGCCTCAGATCGCATCGGTTGCGCCTATTGTCAATCCTATCCAGCATACAAGCGCGGAGTGGGACTTTGACGAATATGCTGAGTATGAGTGGCACATCGACGGGTCAGGCCCTGTTGTAGCCGACTATGTTCCCGTCCCTGATGTAACCGATACCCATGACGGGTTCTGGCGTAAACAGTACCAGAAGATGTTCGCCCACAAGCCAAAACTGGCTGAAGTGGTCGAAATCATCCAGCAAAACCCGAAAGAAGCGGTTGCAGCGGTTCGGGAAATCGAAGAAGTTCGCCGGGTTGTTTACGAGCGTTACCCTGATATTGACTACTCGCAGGTCATTAATGATGCCAGAATCGCGCTGTTTATAGCCCAAAACCTGCTTAATGCTATAGAATTACAGCGAATCCAGGATGAAGAGGACGATTTACTAATCATGCTTTTACTCAGCCTATGAGAAAGTCTTACGTTCAAGACCCTGTAACGCTGGAACTGGTCCCCAAAGAGGACTATTACCGGCGCTCTGACGTTAATGCGCCTATGGTCATGGGAGACATTCAGCCCTACCAATCTATGGCGACGGGTGAGCTTATCGGCTCCCGCTCCACGCATCGCGCCCACTTGAAGGCTCACGGCCTGATCGAAGTCGGTAACGAAATCAAGCATCACACAAAACCCCGTGAAACACAGATTGACCGCGCAGGCATCCGCAGGGATGTGATCGAAGCGGTTAAACGATATTCGTAACAACTAAGGAAATCCCTTATCATGTCAGACCTCCGCTCCGCCCTTGAAGACGCATTCGACAAATCAGACTCCGTTGAAACGGTAGAGGCAACGCCTCAGGTCCAAGATGCGACCATTCCGGCAGAAAAGACGGAAGTCAAAACCGAAGTAAAGACTGAAACACGGGCACGCGATGAGGCTGGCAAGTTCAAGCCGGTAGAGAAACCAGCAGAAGTACCGCCTGAAAATACGCAGTCTGCTAGCACAGTAAGTACTCAGCAAGCACGCAAAGCCCCGTCAAGCTGGAAACCTGCAGCTCAGGAAGCGTTCCTAAAGGCTGATCGTGGAGAGCCGCTGACAACTGAAGAAGTGAAAATGCTCACGGCAGAGGCCGAACGCAGGGAGAGCGACTTTCACCGTGGGGTATCTGAGTTCAAGACGCATTCTGACCGAGCACGGGCCTACGATCAGGCAATTGCCCCGTATCAGTCACATTTGCAGTCGCTCGGGGTTGATGCGCCTACAGCAATCAGTGCTTTGATGAAGGCCGATTACACGCTCAGAAACAGCGACCCGGCGACAAAAGCCCAATATTTCCAGACTCTGGCGAAGCAATACGGCATCGACCTGAATCAGGAACTACCCAATTACACGCCACAAGAACAATTTTTGATGCAGCAGACGCAAGAATTGCGCCAAAGGCTGGATTCGTGGCAGAATAGCGTTAGTCAGCAAGAGAGCGAACGCGCACAATCTGCGCTGTCATCGTTTACTCAAGCTGAAAAACCGCACTTTGAAGCCGTGCGCAACGATATGGCCGACCTGATGCAAGCCGGGAAAGCCAAGACGTTGGAGGAGGCTTACGACATGGCTGTCTGGATGCGTCCCGACATCAGGTCAACCCTGATTGAACAGCAACGCGCCGAAGTCCAAAGGAAAGCGGAAGAACACGCACATGCGTTGAAGGCAAAAGCTGCCTCCGTGAGTGTTAGAGGTTCTAGTCCGAGTGCCGGTGGAGTTCAGCCTGGAAATGGCTCGCTGCGAGACATTATCGCGGCGCAATTCGCTGACAATTAAGGAGTAAATCTCATGGCTACCTTCGCCAATCTGTCGGATATTATCTCGACTACCATCCAGTCCCGTAGCGGCAACCTTGCCGACAACGTGAC